TTAAGAATTATAAGCCGGAATTATCATATAATGGAACTAATTTCGAAGTAACTTTTGATAGCTGTCTCAATATATTGGAGCCTTCATTTGGAATATATAATGTATATTATAGATCAACAGATTTATATGGTACAACTAGTAATAGAACTCGAATATTGGATGTTGCGGACAGAAGACCTCCACTAATAACAATATGCGGTGATTTTTTTTATGAATTATCGGGTAATACATACTACATACCAGATAAATCTATTTATGTTGATTATGGCGCATATGCATATGACCAAGGAACACGAACATATGATATAAGCATAATTAAGATTACTCAAAGAAAATATTTAAATACATTATCATATGAAACAATATCAAATGAAATACTAACTTTAACACCATTATCATATGCTTCTAATGTAAGTTATAGAATTATTTATAGTGTCACCGACCGTTTTAGTAACTCGCAAGACATATGTAGAAATATAGTTATAAATCCTTCAAATAACCCAAAATTATATCCATATATTGAGGTAAGTAGTAGTGCTGGTATTGTTGAATATGACTTATATAATGATATTTCAATTAATACTCGATTAATAAATACTACAATTACAGGGTTAGGATATCCATATTATGATCTAAGTTTATCATTTATATATGATAAAAGTGTAGCAAATAACCAGACTATAATTTGCGAAGGAATTATGCCTAATGTGTTTGCCAAAGCTAAACCAGATAATTATGTTAAATTTAAATTAAGAGCTACAACATCTAATGATGTAATATTAGCTGATTCATATGTAAATGTAGAATTTGAAACTATAGATAGTTTAAATATACATAAAACTAATAAAATATATTTTTATGCTAGAGATGTAAATCAAAACGATGCTATTGACCAAATTAGTTTCTTAGAATATAATTTGAAATTTGTAGACACTACTCCTCCAGTAGCAACTTTATTAAATAATAGAAATTTTGAAAATATTTCAAATTTAAACTACCCATTATTAAGTCGGACTTCTATTAATGATTTAAGCACAAATATTAATAGTTATGCTAATTTTAATAATTTGTATAATAATTATGAGAATTATTTTGACAAAGTTCTCAATAATATAGTTATATTTGATCCAGGAATAAATATAAGAGATATTGTAAGTGGCCAAGTAAATTATATTAATAATAATTTCAAACAAGTCGGTGATTCAAGCTATAATTTTAATAGTTCTGATATAACTATAAAATATTATAAGGTTGATGGGTCTCTGATAGATGTGTGTAATATATTATTTGATGGTTGTAGTAATAACTTTACTAGAAATTATACTCAAAGCTATAATGTTAGAGATAGACAAGGTAATTATTCCATTATAATTCCTTCAAGAAACATTAATGTTACAAGATTTCAGCCATTTATAAATTTATATTATCAAACTGATTGCTGTAACAATAATTATATTACTTATAATCATAAAATTTTTGAAAAATATGTAGAGCTCGGAGGAAGAGTTTTAGATTATTTTGATGGACTTGCGAAACAATTTGAAAGTGTCAATATAACCAATAATCTTAATGAACATAGAATTGGGGCCTATAATATAAATTATGATGTAAGTAATAGTGCTAACATAATTAGTACTACTCAGCGTAAGGTTAATGTTATAACTACATTACCATTACAACAACAGTATACTTATAATTTTAATGATATATTAAATTTTAGTTTATCCACAGTAATAAATAAGTCTTACACAAAATATAGTTTATATAATGGAAGCTACAATTTTGAAGTGCCGCGTAATTTGGGATTTAATATAATAACGCAAGAATTTGATATATGTAATGGAATATATATTATAAGTGATGTTGTTTCAATTACTAGCGACAGTTCATTTAATGCAAACAATAAGAAATTTTATTATAATAATGTCACTTTAACATTAAGCGGTGATTTCAATAGATTAAGTATTGAACTTAGTAATAATTCTATTTATTCAAATATATTTGTATATGATAGTAAAAATACTTATATAGATTTGTATGATGTTGTAAATAATAATGAAAATGATGCAATCATAGATACTTCATATGTTGTAGATATAAGCAATTTAAATAATCCAAATTCTTCTCCGTATTTCGTATTTTTTTCTACAACAGATGTGAGAGATTTACATTTAAGTATTGGTAACTATAGATTTTATCAATATGGTTATAAAAATTTTCATAATCCTATAAAATTTTCTATTACAAAAGATGGAAAACATAATGGAGGTATTGAATATACAAAAAATATATTTAGAAGAAATCTTCCTGGTGTATCAATATTAAATAGAACTTCCAATTCAAGCTATACGCAAATAAATATTGATGCTACAACACCGGCTACGTTATATTATTATTGCGAAAATTTTCCAAATATGGGTGGACGAATTCAAATAAAAAACAACATAATCTTTTCAAAGCAAACAATAATATTGAATAATTATATAATAGATTCTGATAGTGAAACAAAAATTTTAAATTCGAATTATTTACCTGATAATGTGTTAAAAGATAGAGTAGTACTAACACAAAGATTTAGAGTAAGTGGAGGTGATAGTTCATTTGTAAATATTACTTGTATTACACAGAGAAATATTCAGCACAATATGCTATATAATATAAATCAGCATCCGCATAAACTAATAATAAGAAAGCATACAGATTTACTAGAAAGGACTGATGTTAGTTTTGTGGTTAACAATTATTCATCAATAATGAGAAATAATGCAGTAAATTATTTATTTGAAAACAGAGGCACAATTTTTAATTTTAGCAATACATATATAAATTTGTTTAAATATGAATTTGATAGCTCTTTAAATATTTCAAGACGAATGTCTGACCCATTACTCGATACATATGATGAAGATATTAGACAAATTTTTTATAATTACAAAAATTATAACTTTTTAAAAGCTGGTTCAAATCAATTATTAGACGAGATTGTAAATTATAGCGATTTTTTTAGAGCTAATAAATTATTAACAAAGACATTATTAGTTGATAGCTTTAAATATAAGATAAGCGAATTTTTCTTTGCTAATTCATCTAAAGTATTAAATTTGGATATAAATAATGAATATAATTATAATGAGAGATTGCTTGCTCCTAGAATTAGAATAACAAATATTACAGGCAATTATGTAACTTTTATTCTAGAAATTTATTATAATAATAATAACAATTGGTATTTATCTAATGATATTTTAAGATCCAACAAAGAGATATTGTTTGGTACATATGAATATATTATTTATAGCGATATTTTTACACAAAATTTAAATGCAAGTGATCTATCTACAGAGAGAGATTTTATAACATTTTACAATGGTTCGCTAACTATTACGAGCAACTTAATTTATTCTTATAACGCGGAGTTAAGTAATAATTTTTACAATTCCAGAATATTTGATATAATTGAGCACAACGATTTTAGTAATACCATTTTTTTAAGTATGAAGGATACAAGCAATAATCTTGCTTCAGTATGTGGACTAACAAAGAGAAACTTGTATAATAATGTTTACTTTGATGAAAACCAAACATTAATTTTTCATAGATTTAGCGAAGAAACAATAATAAATTATCAAGTAAACACTCCTACATTAACATTAGAAGACACATTAAGAGAAGAAATAAATAATGACAATTATTTAATAGATATATGTAATAATGATATATATAATTTTTATGATAGTAAAGCTTTAAATTTTAAAACACTGAGAGATTTATCGTCTAATGAAAATTATAATGTATATATTGCTTATGCTATAAATGAACAGGTGTCTATAAGTAATAACTACTTATCACTATTCGACATTGAACCTATATATTTGAACAATATGCCTATTAAGAGAATAGGATACATATACAGGCAATATTCAGAATATGCATTGAACAGTTATGATAATAGCATAAATACTATAACTGATAAATCTTATAACTCTATTGAAAATAGATTATCTAGCCATAGTTATATAATAGATTTAAATGACTATTTTGATATAAATATATTTAAAAATACATTACTTGCTACTAATTTATATTTAACTGATTTTATTAATCTAAATAAATTAAGCTATTCATTATTAGATATAAGTTTTACAATACCGTTTAACTTATATGATATAAGTGGCTCACAAAGTGTTATTTTTAATTATAGAAACTTGAATTTACTATTAACAATGAGAAATAGGGTCTTGCCGCTATATTACAAATTAACATATATGATAAAAGTATTTACAATAAGTTTTCCAAATATTTCAAATAATAATGTTACATTAAGTTTTAAATATGATGATAATATAAATTACTATATAAATTTATTACGAGAAGATCCGTTAAATTATATTGTTGATACTTATACAAATGAAGTGACTGTGGATATGTTAACTGAATTATACAAAGAAATATTTGATAATATACAATCATTCTTATTAATTTTTAATACTGTAATAACTAGCTATAACATTAGGCATAATTATCTAGTAAATATAAGTAATTTTTTAAATTTGGTAATAGATTTTAATTATATAAATATTGATTATTTGGATAATCTTATAACATTATTAGAGAGCAATGTTGAAAATATTTTAGATAATATGCTGATATATCTTGGAGAAAATAATATAATAGAAATGTTAGATTTTTATAATTTAACTAGCAATGTGGGTTTAGATTCTGGAAATATATTAACCAATAGCGATATAAGTTACTTGGATTATTGTTTTAAAGCTTATTATATTTTAAATAATAACCTTGACCTTATGAGAAAAGAGGTTGAAGTGCGAAATTATGACTATAGCATAAGGTTTGAAAGTTATAGATATGAAATAGCTAGTAATATTACTAGTAATTCTCAAAAAAGATATAAAAATCTCTTTACTACCAATAATTTAGATGCGACAAAATTATATAATGATTTGAAGTATAATTTTAATTTATTGAATTCAAATTTTATTTTAGATTATAGCTATGTTTTACATTTATATGCCAATGTTACTTATTATTATAGTCCTTATCCTGGTGGAACCAATAATATTGTAAATTATCAACCTTATTACGATGCTTCTATAGTTAATTATGCGACTTTATATACTAATGTAAATAATTTATATAATATTATTACAAGTGTTTATAATATACTATCTAATGATTACAATATTACTAATAAACCAATAATATATTTAAATTCGCAATATAATTTTATTGGTTCTAAGCTATTAATAAACAGTTATTATTCAAATAGCATAATATTAAAATTAAATATTAAATATAAGAAATCATTATACGAAATAATAGACTTGTCTAATGTGTATCTTGATATAACTATTCCGGATTTAACACCACCTACTATTATTTTTAATAATACTAGTGATATTTGTTTTAATGAAAAAGTATTTAGTTTAGATTCTGACGTAAGTGCTTTAGTAAGCACTAAATTAATAAACGATTTAAGTTATATTGATTTAGATCAATCTTATACTATTACTTTCGCAAGTAGAAAGTATTATGATACTAAAAACATTACATATGTATTAACAAGCATAAATAATTCAAATTATTCGTTATCGTTATTAGAAATTGATTTTACTGATATAAGTAATCCTACTTTTAATGATAGCCCATATATATACACATATATAAAATATATATTATTAGATAACGCTAATAATAAAAATACTATTATGAGGAGAATATTACTAGAAAATGACAATATTGAGCCAATATTTTTTTATAAGTCGCAAAATAATAGCCAAAATAATATATGGAGACCTTATAAAAGTGCTAGTAATATTGGTACAGGTCTAACAGCACGTGCTTCAATAATAATTAATCAAGATATTACACAAGCAGCCTTTATTGAAAGATTGACCAGCAGTGTAAGAATTGTAAACCCATTATTACATGAGCGCAAGACAGATTTATTCAGCTTAGTTTATTCAGACATTCAGCTTGAAACTTTACTAATAGACGCAAGCTTAATACCTATAAGTTATATTAAAATATTAGAAAATAATACTACTATTCTACAATATAATAGTGGTCAACCAATTTTAAATTTTAACAGCATTATAAATAATGAGATGCTTAATGCTAGCAAAAATAATAATCTTTTTATTGAATACGTTACTGATACGATTGTATATTCGAGGTCTGGACAATTAAGAATAAAACTAGAAATAATACCTAATATTATAGTAATTAGTGAAACAAAAATTATAGATACTCATTGTTGTTACCCTAAGGTAGGATATAAAGCTATACAAGATAATTATAAATTAGGTTCTCAAAATACAACTGTTATGAGGATGGCAAAATTTTTAATTAATAGACATAATTAATATAATTATTTTTTTTATTATTATTATTAGAATTATTTTTTTTTTTATTAATATAATTATTTTTTTTATTATTATTATTAGAATTATTTTTTTTATTATTATTATTAGAATTATTTTTTTTTATTATTATTAGAATTATTATTATTTGTATTTTTTTATTATTATTTTTTTTGTTATTATTATTATTATTTAAATTATTTGTATATTTATATAAATAATTATGTTCAAAATGTCAAGGAGATTAAATATGTCAAATAGGTTAAATATGTCGAGAGGGTTCAAGATACCAAAAATGAATATTTCAACTAATACAATAGAAAAAATTTTATTTTTTATTACATTAGCATTAGCTGTTAATTTTGTTATGAATAAGCAAGTTACAGCATTATTAAGTTTATTTTTTATTGGTGGATTAATATATTATTTTAGTAAAAATGTAACATTATCTCTTTTAGTTTCAATAATAATTACCAATTTATTATTAGCGATGAAGTATTTAGAACCACCCAATATCGAAAAACTAGAAAACAAAGCTACACCTAAAAGGAAGGTACCGATGCAAGAAATTCCTATTCCGCCGATTTAAAATAAAAATAGTTTTACGCATATAATAATATTTGTAAAAATTGATATATGTTAATAATAATTAACATATATAAATATTTTATGATTAATGAGAAAGGTTTATTGTATTTAATTCAGCCTGCAGAATTAGTAGGCACGCAACGTTATAAGATAGGTTATTCTAAAAACAATGATATAACTAAATTTAGGAAAGATTATAAAAAAGGCTCACGCTTTTTAGATATATATGAATATGACCACTCACCATTACTTGTTCGTGAAATTAGAAATAATTTTAATAATAAATTCAAATTAGTAGCAGGTAGAACATATTATGAAGGTAATGAAAACGATATTAAGAAAAATTTTAATACTATTATAAATGATTATTCAAATACAAATAATATAACTAGTCAAAACCTAGTAAATAGTCAAAACCTAGTAAACTATAGTAATAGTACTAATTATAATAAATATGATTCATTAATGAATTATAGTTATATGCACAATATAATTTATGGCTCAAAATGCCAAAAAATGAAACAAAATCGAAATTCGAGTTATAAATCTTATTATGAAGACGCTTGTAATGTTAACTCAATGTATTTTCAATAATATGGAAATGTAACTATATATAGTATTTATTAATTAATATATTTTATTTTTTATTTTATTTTATTTTAAAATTTATATAAATGTCGCTAACGAATAAAATAGTAGCAAATATTAAAAAAACGAATGCTGATGTAAGAAGTTTTGTAAGCACGACAAATGTTGTATGTATAGACACATGTAATAACAGAATTGGTATAAATACCAAAAATCCGCGATATTCAATTGATATATCAGGAACTGGACCAACTAATTTAATTTATGTAAATAAATTGGAAGTAGCTGCTAGTGCTAGTATAAGAGACATAAGCTGTTTAAACAATATAGATGCGAGTAGTGCAAAAATAAGTAATATAAATTATACAACTATAAGCGGAGTCACAATTAAAAGTAATACTATAACTACTATTAGTGCACAAATATTAGATTTAAGTATAAGCAAGCTAGCGTTAACGGATTTTAGTGCAGTTAATATAGATGTCTCATATTTGAGAGTTTATAATAAAGTGGATGTATGTGGAAATATGACTATAAGAAATCTTACTGTAACGGGTGATTTCTCTGGTGGAAGTAGTAGAGCTTTCACTAATTTAGAAATAACAAATTCTACAATTACAGCACTGAATTCAACAAATGCATCTATAAGAAGCATAGATTGCAGCACTATTAGAGTTGATTCGAGTGCAAATTTTAACGGTAATGTAGTTTGTAGAAGAAATATAGATATAAGTGGGGGGTCATTTCAAACGCTAAGTGGGAATATTTTAAGGGTAAATGATGTTTCAGCATTAACTATTAGTTGTGAGAGATTAGTTGCGAATGATTGTAGTATTAACGGAACATTAATTGTAAATAATATTAATGATATAAATGGAAACAGCATAATTGATAATGGAAGTTTAGTTGTAAGGGGCACAGCAGCAGCAAGTTTTAGTAATTTAGTAGTTACAGATAGTATAGCAATAAATAATACTTGTAATATATTTAATTTAAATATAACTAGAAAACTAGATTTTATAAATAGTGCCTCTCTAATATTGCCAAATTATTCTTCAAATATTAATTTAAGACAAGTAAGATCACTAGCAGTTGATATGTTAAACATAAGCATGAATATAATAAAAGTTTACAATAGTAATAGTTCTTGGTCTAATATGTATACTAAAACTCATTATGCGTATTTAGATTTAAATAGCGAGATTTCAGGAAATACTATAGGTTCAAGTTCAATAGCACTAAATGGTGGTGTGAATTATTTTATAGAAAATTCGGGTAATTTAATTTATAATAATATTTATAAATATATTCCATTACAATTTAAAAAAATAAATGATATTGATGCTAATAGTGGTAACGGTATTTTTGATATATCGAATATTAATAGTAATAAGTTAAGAGGTAAATTAATAGTCCCAGATTTAAGTGGAATATATGAGATTAATGCGACTGTTAGTATGAAATATTTAAATAGAATTCCTGGAGATGTGGAACCAAATAATTATACTTTTGGATTATACAATGCTAGTTCAACTACATTAACAGTAGCATATGTTGAAAATATTAATAATATATTAACATTTGACAATAGTTTCAATTATTCCAGTTTATCATTAAACTATATAGGACCATTATATACTAATTCAAATGGATTTATATTTTTAATATCAAGTGCTAAAGATATAAACTATTTAGTAATTGATAGATTTAATGGTTCAATAAAATTATTGAATTATTAACGAATTTTCAGATAACTTAAATCAGTAAAGTTATTAAGAATAGCATTTATTATTATTTTCAGCTCTTTAGAGTTATTGCTCGAATCTATAAAAATGAAATTATTAGCTCTTACATTTCCGCCACTAATATCTATAGAATGTATTGGATTTAAGGTATTTATTCCTATTCTATTATTAGACGAGTCAATACATATTAAATTAGCAGGGTCAGGAGTATAAGTATAGCTGCTCGAAACACTATTAATAGTGCTAATTATTTTATTATAATTGGAAGGAGGCATTAAATATATAGTTAAAATATATAAAATATATACATTTTAAACAAATTTTAAACAAATTTTAAACAAATTTTAAACAAATTTTATATATATTTTAGAAATAATTATTTTCTTTAATTATAATATAAATAAAGATGACCAAAAAATTTATGAAGGCCGACGATGGTATGTATCATATTCACGGGCACAAATATTCTATGTTAATTGGTTCGCGCGCTCAAATTTGGCATGGAACAGCTTACAAAACAAAAGGAGGGTTAACTAAAGCTGATTTATTAATGAATAAACGAGGACATGTTGTTTCAAAGAAACTATATAATCGGGCAAAAAGAGAGAAGCGTTTAGAAAAAGCGGGCTATTTTACAAAAAAAGGTAAATTTGGCTGGGTAAGAAGGGATGGCACAAAAAGAAGAGGCAGAAAAAACAGAGGCACAAAGAAGCGGAGAATGTGACTTGCCTAATTAGGCAAGTGGTTGCGTTATAAATATAAATTAATAGAACTTAAAAAAGTAATATTACTATATATTATAGTTTGTTAGATTAAATTCAAACTATAACTATTTATAATATGATTAGTTCATTATTAAGTCTCTCAAGATAGTTTAATATTTTATTAAATAGAACTTAGCTAAATAAAGGGATTAATTAATTAATATAATTTTTTTATATATTAATTAATCAAATTACAAATTACAAATTACAAATTACAAATTACAAATTACAAATTACAAATTACAAATTACAAATTACAAATATTTAAGTTAGATTTTTATAATATTTCATATTATATTATACAATACAATATGAAATATAATATGAAAAAAAAGAATTTAATTCAAATATTTAAGAAATGTAATATTATTAAACTAACAATACTAATATTGTTAGTGTTACTTATAATAGGAATACTATTATATAATAAAAAAATTTTTGAAGCTATGACAATAAACATTTATACTAATAAAGATGATTATGAAGTAGTAGAAGAAAATGATACTGAAGAATCTTCAAGTGTAACAGCATATGATGATAATGATAATTTTAACGAAACTTCAAATGGGTTACAAGGAACAGCATTAGAAGAAACAAGTACACCTGAAACTACTACTCCAGAAACAACAACTACTCCAGAATCAGAACAACAAGCAAAGACACTAGAGGAGGGTACAGCACGAAAATCAGCTAGTTATTCAGCTGCGTTTACTGGTCCTCTAAAACAAACACAAAGTGAATAAGTGTAACATAGCATAGTCTTTATAAATAAATTGGTTGTATTTTGTTTCTATTTTGTTTCTATTTACTTATAAATAATAGAAACAATATATTATATTTTAAATTTTTACTTAAAGATTTAATCAGTTTTTAAACTAAATAAAAATATATGTTATCAAACGAATGCGATAGTAATAATAATAAACTAACAATAAAGACTGTTCAAATTGCTCCATTTCGCATATTAATGGCAGCATTGAAAGATATTTTATTGGAAACAAACATTGTATTTACAAAACAAGGAATTAAAATAATTAATATGGATAAGACACATACAATTTTGGTTCATTTATTTTTAAAAGCGGAAAATTTTGAATTTTTTGAATGTAAAGAAGAAAAAATAATAGTCGGAGTCAATATTCTCCATTTATTTAAATTAATCACAACAATAGATAATGATGATACATTAACTATTTATATTGAAAATGAAGATTATAATGAGGGTATTGTAACCGAGTTAGGATTAAAATTTGAAAATGGAAATATAAAACAATCAAAAATTCAAAAGTTAAAGCTAATAGAACCTGAACAAGATGAATTAGAAATACCAGATGTAAAATTTTCATCTGTTATTAATATGCCATCAAATGACTTTCAAAAAATAATTAGAGATTTAGCAAATATTTCAGAAAAAATAGAAATAAAATCAGTCGAAGACGAATTAATATTTAAATGCTCTGGACAATTTGCTAAAGCTGAAATTAGAAGAAGTGAGAATAATGCTAATATGCAAATATTAAATAAACAACATAATAAAATTATACAAGGTGAATATTCTCTCAAAAACTTATTATATTTTATTAAATGTACTAATTTATGTAATCAAATTGAAATATATCTGGAAAATAATAGACCTCTTATTGTAAAATATAATGTTGCTTCATTGGGTGAAATTAAAATGTGCTTATCATCACTACCAAGTTCCAATAATTAGTTAACTAATTAATTATTTATGCTGCTTAAATACACAAATTTGTTCTTCAATGGCAAATATATTATGAATAGCAAATGGGTCTTTATTGGAAGCCGTGTCGAAATTTTCAAAACAATCATATTTTTTCATCCAAATTTTTATAATGCAGAAATTTTTCTTAGGACTAATTGATAGTCCATTTATATTATTATTAATTATTTCATTATCAATTAAAGTATTACCCACAATTTTATATAATAAAATTTTTAAAATATTAACAATATTATTATTGCTTATTTTATATGAAAAACATCCTCCATCTATGTTGTCCTCTGTTTCCCATAAAGGTAAAATATTGTCTTTCATAAAAAAAATCATAGTTTTTTTTATAATAGATTCATGTAAATTTTCAATAAATAATGTTACTTCTTTTAAATAAGAAAATTTGCATATATGTTTGTAACTTTCTAGAGTCCAGTCATTATCATTTTGATAATGTATCCAACAACTCCAATCATTATTTAATTTATTCATAAATATATTATGAATAAATAAAATGTTTTTAAAATGTTTTAAATATATGTTAAAAATATTAAACTAATATTAAACTAATATTAAACTAATATTAAACTAATAATAAAAAAACAATAAAAAAAATAATAAAAACCCATTCACTAGTAGCTTCATAATATAAGTATTGAGACGTTGAAGTAGTATTTAATATATTCATAATTATATTGATAATAAATTAGTTTGTTTAATATTTTTTAAAATATATTATTAATAAAATGTTAAATGTTAAATGTTAAATGTTAAATATTTTAGTTGTAACTGTTAACAGGCGCGCAATCTCCTGCGGCATTTCTCGCTTTTCCAGGAGGACAAATTTCATAACAAACTAGTCCGGTCTTTAATTTATATGTTATAGGTGTTTCATTTATAGGACATTGCCTATTTTCTGTATATTTACTTAATGATGAAATAATATTTTGTGCTTTGTGTGTATCGTAACCTGTTAAATCTTTGTCATCATATTTTAGTTTATAGTCAGTTGCTTTTTCAGCATCAATAGAGAGATTCCACGCATTTTGCTCGGCTGCCGTTAACTTATTCCACATAGTTTCTATTGTAGCATTTATTTTAATAGAAGTAACTTGTGGATCTGTCTTTTCTAACTCATATTTTACTGATTGATATTTATTGCGCTTAAATAAATCATATCCATTAAGCTTATATATTTCATTATATGAAGTTCCTTTAGCGCGTGTTATATGTTTATCAGAAATATGAATTGCCGCTAAAGGATAATTTATAGAGACTGGTCTTGAAGTTATATAATCATTATATAATATATTGTCTTGTATTAAACTCTCTGAAAATAATGAATGATACAATTTTGAATTAACCAATTGCTTAGCAAATGAAAATTCACTAAAATAATTCAATATTTTATCAGCTATAAAATATTTTTTAGGATTATTAGATAAATCATAAACAGAGTCAACATTAATGGGTAATTTATATACTTCGTCAATATTATCATATAGCTTACGGCGTAGCTCATCTCTATCAATCCTATTAGCATTTTCATATTGATCATGTTCATAATAATAAGCATATTTTTGTTGATTTAACAACTCCGAACCGTTTAATTCAACATCATTATCTGATATATCTTTCGCATTACGAGTTTGAGAGCTTAAATTATTAGACTTAGGGTCAAGACCAAAAACTTGTAGTAATAGTGTAGATATAAGTGTCATCATAATAATAGGTATAAAAACAATAATCCATGCTATGACTACAAACCCTAAATCACATAATATATTAATAATTAATGTAAATACAAGCATAAATATAAATTTCAAAAAAGCAGCATTAATACTATTATTATAAATATCTATAAATATTTGAATTAATGAAAAACCTATATATATTAAGGCAGGAGGACAAATGCTTAATAAAATCATTAATGTTATATTATATATTATATTATATAATATAACAATTTCATTATTTCATTATTTCATTATTTCATTAATAAATAATTCTTGAATTATTTGTTCGCTTGCAATAACTCAATTATTGAATTATTTTTTTCATTCATAATTTTATAAACTTCTAATTGAGATTCTAAACTACTAATTATCTTATCTTTATCTTCTAATATTTTTGCAAAATGTTGTAATTGCTCTTGTTGCTTCTGAATTATTTGAACTATTTGCTCATTATTTAATACTATTTGTTGCCCATTTTGATTTAACACAATTTGTCCTTGTCCACCATTATGTTGTGATGCCATATTTTTACGTTCCTCCTCAATTTCTTTAATCTGCTTTAACACATCAGGCTTATTTGATGGGTCGCCTAGTTGATAATTTTGTAATAGTCCATCTATTTTCTCCATATAAAAGTGTCGCATAGCCTCATCTTTAACAAATTCATCTACTGTTCTTGATGAAGTTTTTTGATAATCATTTTCTCCTTGGTCTAATAATTTTTTCTTATCAAATGTATTGTGAATGTGCGAAAATACCAAAATGGTTTTCTTCGGCTCTAACTGAACAAACGGAACACTATAGTTCTTTAAAAATGCTTTTTCTTCTGCTAAAGCAGCATGGTCTTCATATCTATGGTCTTTTAATAATTCTCGTTTGAAAGCAAATGTTCCAGCAGTTGCATGATTTGGACCATAGGGACCAAATTGAAACATTTTTTGAATATGCTTGAACCAAATATATATTTCACTAGCACCAGCACATAGCGCTGAAGGATGTGTAACTAACATATTTACTGCGTGTGAAACACGTTCTGGAGGATAATAATCATCATCATCCATGTATACAATTATATCACCTTTAGACTTATCATGCATAATATTCCTTTTTTTTCCTAATGGCATTTTAACATCATATTCAAAATATTTTACTTGACTAATGTCACAAACTAGGTCTTTTATTTTATCCGTTCCATCATCAATAATAATCCATTCCATTTTATCTTTTGGATAATTTTGATGTAAAAAACATTTAATAGTGTACTCCCAAAAAGGACGCCTATTAAATGTAGGAGTACATATGCTTACAAACGGTAGTTCTTTTTTATCTCCTGTTTTTTTCTTTCCCATAATAATATTGTAATTATTTAATTAATTAATTATATTTATATTATTATTATTTATATTATTAATTTTGCTTTATTAATTTTGCTTTATTAATTTTGCTTTATTAATTAATAAATTATCTTAAATTTTTAATTAGTGTATATAAAATAACAACAGCCATTAGTCCACCCAAAATTCCTGATGTTATACTATCCATTTTATCAATAGATGCTAATAATACTGTTACACAAAATAATATTGTTAATAAATACCCGTGACTTTTAATAATATCTAAAAATTCTATTGTATTTGACATTGGTATATAAAACATATTAATTAATAATGTTATTACCATATAAAGAAACGCAAGAGTAGATGCAAATAAACCAAAACACAATGAAAACATTATCATTATAAATGATATAACAAATAACATTATATCGAATACTATATGTATAATTTTCTTATATAGCGGCCGTTTAGTTTTATATTCAGCAAATGAATAGAATAATTTTTTGTAATCTACCATTTTATAATAACTGCGAGGAATATCGCATTGTCTGTAGTATTTTTCAAATGATGTTGGCGGAGACCACCATAAGAATATCATAGTCGCTGCACAACTAATAGAAAAAGAAATAGATAATAGTACTATTAAAAAATACAATATGTAACCATTAGCTCCATTAAGCTCTTTTATCTTTGTATATTTAGCAATAATATTAAATAATATTCCTGTAAAAAATAAGAACATAATATTGCTTAATATTGGGTTATGTTTTACAACTTGTTGATATTTTATAGAAGCTCGTTTCAAAATACTAGAAATAAGTGTCCTACTTAAAAGAACAGTGTAAAGAAAGAATATAGCAAATGCTCTATATGGCATTCTTACAAGTTCTGACTTAATATTCCTATTAGCATAATCTATTAAATTATATGGGAAGGGCTTTGTTTGTTTATTTTCAACTTCATGAAGTGTAATACATTTTGTTCCATTTGCAGTATATTCTGCATATTTACTTATAAAACCAGTCTTCTCTAATCCTCCACCAACCAGTGTATCGCTTGTGTTTTTATTACATTCTTGATATGGGTAATTACATAACTCAATAGGAAACATATAATCTAAAATGCTCAATCTTTTCCTATTTGCGCAAGTTGATCTATAATAAATACAGTCTTTACATTCGCCATATTTGAATATAAATTCATAACACGCACCTATAATTGCTGTTATTATTAAAATAAGTGCACTTACTATAATAATAGTAATAAAATCAGATATAACTAAATTTCGCTTTCTAATTGGTGCAGAATGACATACTCTACGCATATTTGTTCCACTAGAGTCTGTTATGTCTATACCTATATCGTAATACTTTCCGTCACTGTTAATAGTGCCTATAGATCCGCCCGCTTTTTTTTTTTCTATTTCAGTATCACAAGAGTCAAATGATGTGTCAACAACACAACATCCATTGGGTGAATCGTTCTTATCATTTGTAAATGTAAATGTAGGATCACTACATCTAGGAATATCTATAGTACCTTCTATAACAAATAAGTTATTAGGAAAATTACCACATATATCTGTTTTTGCAGGACATGTTCCCCGAGTTTTTTTTAACTTACCAAAAATAGTATCTCCGGAATATATTGGATAATTGAATAAACTCATATAATAATATTAATATAACATATTATAATATTTTGAAAAGATTTAAACATATTTATTATTAAATATATAGCATTAGAATGGACGATAATATTTATTATCGTAAATTTGAGTCAATGGATAAATATTATGATTTTAAAGATGTATTAATTCTTCCTAAAAAATCAAAAATAAACAGTAGAAAAGATGTTGTTTTAGAAAGAACTATTGTTTTTCAAAATGGCGTAACATGGACTGGTATTCCTATTGTTGCTGCTAATATGACAACTATTGGAACATTAGATGTATATAAAGTATTAAGCACTTATAAAATTATAACTGCTCTTCATAAATTTCATAAACTACAAGATTTACTGGATTATAATAAAGAAAATAGTGATTCTAAATTAAATCCTGACTATTTTATGATATCTACAGGAATAAGTAGCGCTGATTATGACAATTTAACAATTATTTTAGATAATATTGAGTGCAAATTCATTTGTGTTGATATTGCAAATGGTTATATTTCTAAATTTAATGATTTTTGTAAAAAATTAAGAAATGAATATCCTGAAAAGATTATTTTGGCTGGTAATGTATGTACACCTGAGGGAGTAGAGTTATTAAATAATTTAGAAATAGACATTTTTAAAGTAGGTATTGGTGGTGGTAGTGCGTGCACTACGCGAATTCAAACAGGAATAGGGATGCCACAGCTTAGTTGTATTTTAGAATGCGCGCAAGAATGTAGAGATCGTAATCGCATTAATTTTGAAATATGCTATGAATATGATCAAGATAAACATAACAAGGCTTTTATTTTAAGTGATGGCGGTATTACTTGTCCAGGTGATTTAGCAAAAGCATTTGGAGCTGGTGCAGATTTTGTAATGATTGGTGGAGCATTTGCAGGACACGATGAAAATCCTGGAAAAATGATTGTTGATGAAAAAACAGGAACTAAACATAAATTTTTTTATGGTATGAGCTCGAGTTATGCTATGAAAAATAATTATGCGGCAAATAATAATAGTGATTATAGGAGCTCTGAAGGACGAGAACTCAAAGTTGCTTATAAAGGTCCATTAAAAAATACTGTAGAAAACTATTTAGGAGGATTAAGAAGTGCATGCACTTATACAAATAGTGCTAATTTAGAAGAATTAGCTCTTAATACCAAATTTATTATTGTTAATAATCAATATAATTCGCATTTATTATAATGTATAGTATATATATAATATATATAATATATATAATGGATATTAGATATCTTGGAACAATAGAAGAAGAAGGAGAAATAAGAGAACCGGTGTCTTCAAGAATGTCTGTATATTCAGGTCCACCTCCAGGACCGTATTCTGGAATGCCTCCAGGACCGTATTCTGGAATCTCTCGAGGAATGTCTTCATATTCAGGTATGCCTCCAGGACCGTATTCTGGAATGCCTCCAGGACCGTATTCTGGAATGCCTCCAGGAATGTCTTCATATTCAGGTATACCTCCAGGACCGTATTCTGGAATCTCTCGAGGAATGTCTTCATATTCAGGTATGCCTCCAGGACCACCTCCAGGACCACCTCCAGGACCACCTCCAGGACCACCTCCAGGACCACCTCCAGGTCCACCTCCAGGTCCGTCTCCAGGTCCGTCTCCAGGACCACATTCAGGAATGTCTCGAACTCTATCTTCAATTGATCCTCCACCACATCATTTAATGGTAATGGGTAATTACCCTCCTGCTTTTGCTTCAACTCCAAGTTTCAGCTTATTACAAACACTAACAACCACTGAAACTGAAACCATTTTCAGAATAAATTTATCTCTACAAAGTAACGGTTCTCGTATAGAATGGAATCCAACTCATCTTGAAATGCAAGATAAGTTAGCAAAAAATCCTTCTTATTTATTAAGAACTTCTCATAATATTGAGAAAAATTTAAAGGCCAAAATTAGATACATTAAAAATTTAGTGCGTAAAAGAGGTCGTACATTAATAGTAGATTTAACAAATCTATATTATGATATTAAACGAAAGTATCCAGGTTACTCTAAAGAAGAATATATCCATTATTTATACTACTTAATATGTAAGGCTGCTGAGGATAATGACATACGAAATATTATTATATGTCAGCAAAATCATTTTTTAAAAAATGATAGTTATAGAGCAGTAGATGATTTCTTTCAGAAGTGTAGATACATCTCACCAAATAAAGTAATATTTTTGACAGGACATAATAAGTCATCAGAGGATGATTTATATATTATTTTATGTATTGAAGAATGTATTAGAGCCGGTAAAATGGACTTCTTTATTTTTACTCAAGATGGATATAGAGATTTTTATTATCACGATCCCGAAGATGATAGTGTTAAATCTATTTATGATATGTTAGCTACTGAAACAAGAATTAATTTTGGTTCTTATAGGGATAGATACGATTTTCTTAGTTATATATCTGTTATGTACCCAAGAAGAAATAGAGAAGTTAGATATAGATATACAGGTGGAGGAACAAAAAAAAATAAAAAATCACTATTAAAAAAATATACTAGAAAAACTAAACATACTATAAAACCTAAATATACTAGAAAAACAAAATATTATATAAAATCTAAAAAATCACATATAAAACACAAAACATATAAAAAACAAAAAATATAGTTAATAAATTTTAATTTAGAATAAAAATTTAAATAAAATTATAGTTTATAGTTTATAGTTTATAAAAATTTTATAAATAATATTAGTATATACTAATATATATTAATATTATTATGAAAATTAGTAATAAATATAGAAATTTATTTAAAATGGCGCTCTTACTATTTATAGTAGTGTCGACTACTTATGTATTATTAATGGCAAGTGGCGACTATAAAACACAAGAAAATCTTTCTAATATGAGAGATTGTTCTACATGTATAATTAAACCAGACTCTGGAAATTGTGTACCGATTTATGATATAAGTTATACTTATAAAAAAATTGGTACCTCTAATAAATACAGCTTAGACATTTGTAATATTATTACAAATACTGTGTTTTGTGAGTGGGAGTCGCAATGTATGTTTGACAATATTACATCACAAAATGATCGTGCTTTAGTAGCAAATAGCAATATTAATCAAAGTATTTATGACACCACTTGTTGTTCTGGAAGTTCATTTTATAATAATAATGATATAAATTTTAATTATAGTGTTATTAAAGATAATACTAGCAATATTACAGATTGCGCAGCTATAAAAGGTATTGTTCAGCAAAGTATGGGAGGAACCATCGACCTAAGTTTCGATCAATCAATTTTCAATGCAACAAATAGAATATGTAATACACTACAACCTCCAGAACCAGGTGCAAAATCGCTATTTAATAAAAGAGGTATGTTATTTTCTAAAACAGAAACCAAATTTAATATTTTTACTGATCCAAAAACAATGCCCAGCGACATAATAAATTATATTTCATTTAGTAATATTAGAAATGAAATTAATGCAATTATAAATGGGTCTAAAATTCCTACAGTATCTCCAGCATTGCTCAATGGTTTTAATGATATAAGATTAAATAATATAATAACACAACTTACACAATTAAACGATGCGTTAGCGTTAAAAGCTAAAAATGAGAATTTGCAAAGACAATTAAAAAGATCTGATTTGACAAGTACACAAAATGCTTTTTTTGTCTCTATATTAAATACACTACAAAATGTTTATAGTATTGCTCTACCTAATAGTTTATTAGAAGAAAGAAAAGATTTTAGCTATAGGCTAGTTAATAATAACAAAATAGGTCAAAACTATACACCATATAATACATCTTTAAAATTAGTAAACCCCAATCAATATTTATTAAATAGTAACCAATTTTTTAATTGTATGGGTGAAATAAATGAGGATATTAGTGCTTCATTTACTCCCGCACAATTAAATGATTTTAGTACAAATGATTACTTTGGAACAGCAGGGCGACCTATATCACAAGGAGGTCTAGGAGAGGCATCATATAATGCATTAGGCTCAATACAAAATAACTCGTATCCAAGTAATAAAGATTTAGAAATGGAATTGCGAAGATTAGAAACGGTTCCTGTAACTGGAAATGCACCGGTGAGTGTAATAAGTAGTTATTTGAATGCTATAAATAGTTTCTATGAAAAACAAATTCAAAATGCATCAGGACCAAGAGAACATACTTATAATCAACAATTGGTTTTTGACAATAATAGTCTTAAAACAAAAGAATCTACTTTTTTTACATATAATAAAGATGCGAACAGTGTTTATGATTGTAAGCCTAGCATAACAGGTAATTCTAAATTTGAATATTGCGGTCCAGAAGCATATTATGAGAGTCCAAGATTTTAATTTATAATTTGCTGCGCTCTATTATCAAACAGTGTAATATTTTTATAATAAACAATTACTATAAAAATATTTAACCACTATAAACTATAAATGAAATATTGCTAAATAATATTATTTAGTATAACTGTGAAAAATGAAAGCTGCTGTACCGCCTAATAATTGAGCAAGTATAAATGCTATAAATTTCATAATGTCTATTTTGTTAGATAATAACATCATAAAACTTACTGCAGGATTAAAATGTCCACCGGAAATTTTACCTCCAAAATAAATAACGGATGCGAGTGCTATACCAATAGCCAGTGCATCTCCGGTTTTCAATATTACACCTAAGAAAATAAAAGTCCCTATAAATTCAGTAAAGAATTCTAAAATCATACTTTATATATTATTACAAATATAAAAATATTAAAAATATAAAAATATTACAAATATAAAAATATTACAAATATAAAAATATTACAAATATAAAAATATTACAAATATAAAAATATTACAAATATAAAAATATTACAAATATAAAAATATTACAAATATAAAAATATTACAAATATAAAAATATTACAAATATAAAAATATTACAAATATAAAAATATTATTTTCACCATAAATAAATGTGGCTTAAAATTTTTGCATTATAATAACCTTTAGACTTCTTCTTTTCTAAAGCTATTGCTGATCCGCGTTTTTTAGTTCCAGAATGTCTATTAAAATAGTTTTGCATGCGTTTGCGATCATTATGATTTTTATGTGAATATAATTTTAAAGGAGTTCTATCTTTATATTGTTGATAATCTGAAGCACCAAAATGTATTTTTCGTATTTTTTTGGTTTGTTTATTTTGAATGTATGCTGTATATTTTTTACCAGTTATTTTACTTTTTTCAAATTTAATTAACTTTTCTTCCATCTTTATATATATTAAATATATATATAAAGATATATATAATGAGTATACCGATTAAATATTTACCAAAACGTCTTACTTTAAAGGATAGAAAGCAGCAACTTAGACAACTTAAGAAATCGAGAAATGCTTACAAGAAACATATTTATATTACACGCAAGAATGTTAAATCATATAAGTCGAAAAAATCACAACATGTATTAAAAGCGCAAAAAATATATAACCTAAATAATATTGCTGTAAATAATAATCTCTCTAAAAAAACAGGTTGCTCTATAAATTCGTTACGTAAAATTCTAAACAAGGGACAAGGGGCCTATTTTTCATCTGGTTCCAGACCTAATCAATCTGCACAAAGTTGGGGATTAGCCAGACTAGCAAGCTCGATTAGCGGTGGAAAAGCAGCAGCAGTTGATTATAGCATATTAGAGCAAGGTTGTTCTAAAAACTCTAGGGCATTAAAATTAGCGCGCCAAGCTAAGAAAAAACACGGTCACGGAACACGACGAGTGGCTAAAGCTAGCTAGCAAACATTAGTCCCGCGAATCCGTTTTGGAATACTAATATGTTATATTTTTCTTCAATAACATATAAATTGTAATAATATTTATAAATATTTGTGGGGTCTTTTGATGTTCCGATTACTACTTTGGTATCGGGATCACATAACGTTGTAAACATTGCATTAGGATCTAATGGAGGATTAGAATAATTATTATATTCAAATTCGATTGTTTTGAAAAAATTGGTATTTAATGCACCATTTGGTTGTTGCTTGAATGGGTCAGATGTTAATCCAAAATTATAAGTATATAAACCCACTTTTGAGCATATTCCATTAGATTTGCTATATTTTTCTAATTTACTAAATATTCCGCTGTCAAAATCTGTTTCTCTATATTTACCATCAAAAATTATAGCAAAATCTTTCATTATTTCGCATTGATTGGTTTGTTCATTAAGCGACGGGCTATTACCCGTAATATAAATATTTTTAGAAATGTCACCATTCGCATAACTAAATTGTGGAGTATAATATTTATAGTTTTGAGCAAGGCGTAATTTTTGTAAATCATTTGGTATCTTGTCCTCATAAATCCAGTTTGTATAATTAGACCATTCATTGCGTGAGGCAACATCGCTCCTTTGAAAATACCACATCCAATTTTTAATTAATCCATTTGATTCTAATTTAATTTTATTAGATTTAATAACTTGTTTAAACTTATATTCATAAATCTCGCGAATTAAATAACTTTGACTATTTTTCGCAAAATAGGTTCGCTCTTCTTCAGCTAAGAAACATTGTGTACATATTAAATGAATATTGCTATTAATTTTAGATGTTGAGTCTTTATAACTATCAATATTTTTTAGCAAATCACTTTCGAGAGGAGGATTAATAAATCTTTTAAATTGATATTCGAGTATATTTTGATTTGCTTGTATTTGTGGAAAATTATTGTATTCTATAAGATTTATGGAATTATCATATAATACATCTTTAATTGTAAATAACTCAATTAGAGGTCGCAATGTAAAATTAATAACTAACTCACTATATTGTAAGCAAATTAATGGAAACGCCATAATTGAATTCATAGAAAACCACGAATTTATTGGTATATATAAATTATATTCACGAATTGAAGGCTCGATTCCGCTTATATCAGAAGAAGCATTTTTATATACACTTGGATAGTTATTATTTCTATTATTAAAATTTGCCGGGTCGTTCAATTCGCTAATATTACCTGTCATAATATCAAATAATGCTTTCTTATGCGCATCAAAATCTCTTTCAACCATATTTTGTAAATAATGTCCACTGAATTTTTGTATAATTGAACCATTTATAGTTATATTTACAGATTCAATAATTTGACACCCTATTTGTTTTATCCATTTAAATTCATACGGTCTATAGTCATTATTATATTTCAATATTGGACTCCATATTTTTGGTAATTTTACAACTAAATACGTATCCATTAATAAATCGCCATAACGTTGTATTTTAAAGCTATAACTGGACTTTTTTGTAACATCTAATTCCATTTGTCCTGTTTGGTCAATTCTAAATTTTTGTAATCCAAAATTAGTATATTTATAATATGTGGATTTAAAAAAACTTTTGGTAGGATTGCCTGTCAAAATAATATTTTGATTTCCTAGTGCTATTAAATTTAATAGTCCTCCTGCCATATTATATAAATAATATAATATAATATTATGTTATATTATGTATTATTTATGTTATAATAAGTATTTTAATTAAATTTAACACAATATAATATAATATAATATTATGTTATAATAATTAATATAATATGCCTCCTCAATCACCAAATATTATTAATATGAATCCTGGTCAATATATATATGTAACATTAGTAATAATAGTATTTATATTATTACTTTTAATTAGTTGGGTTTATAGTAGGCTAAGTTTAAAAGATAAAAGTTGTGATAAGTTAAAAAAATATTGGCCAACATTAACAAATACAACATATTTTGCTAGTAGTACTGCTGTAAAATCTGGCACCGGATTTGATAGCTCGTCAAATAGATTAATAAATTTTCAGGTTAAAAGTGCTTATAATTGCTGTTGTGGTGATGGTTACAAAAATAACTTTGTTGCTATTTGTGCTTTAGAAAAGTGTATTACTAATGGTTGTCGATTTTTAGACTTTGAGATTTATTCATATAATAATGTGCCTATTGTTGCCTCATCAACAGCTAATAATAATTATATTAAAGAAACTTATAATTCACTACTATTAAAAGATGTTCTAACTACTATTACAGAAAAAGGTTTTGATCCTCTATCAACTAATTGTGCTAATGATCCGTTAATATTAAATTTTAGAGTTATGAGCACAAACATGGCTATGCTTAAAACAATGGGAGATTTATTTGAAGAATATTTAAAAAATAATGATGGTTCATTTACTTATGAAGTAAAAACAGAAAATGACCTATTATTTACAAAAATGGACCTATTCTATAGAAAAGTTATTGTAATTTGTGACTTTAATCCGTTGCCTAGTATTATTGATACAAATCCTGACTTGATTAAATTGAAAAACTGTATTAATTTGAAAGGTAAAGGATTAAATTGTAATACATTTAGATATAATCAAATTGCTTCTAAAAAAGGTTCAACATCATTTATTTCAGATACAAAGATGAAATTTACAATTGTATTACCTAATTTAGATAATTCAGTAATAAACTTTGATCCTGCTTTATCCTTTGAAACAGGTTGTCAAGCTATATGTATGAAACATCAAAATATAGATAATAGCTTGCTTGGATATAATGCGCTATTCAAAATGAAACATAACTTTGCTTGGATTAAAAAACCCAGTGCGTTATTAAATGTAGATATGGAAGCTGTACCTGATTTTACTAACACTAGTCCAAATTATGATAGCGATTAAACACTAATACAAGGTAAATACAAGGTAAATACAAGGTAAAATATAACAATATAATAAAATAATAATATTTTATTGTTATAATATATAGTAGTATAATGAGTGAAACATTTGAAGAAAAAGAATTACAAATATTAAGAAATGCTATAGATAATGCTACTTCAATTAGTGGTAGAAAACTTCTTCAATCGGAAGCAGTTAAAAAAATTATAGAAATCTTAGAAAATTTCTTAAGAACACATAAAACATTATGTTATGGCGGAACAGCAATAAATAACATATTACCGGAACAATATAGATTTTATAATAAAGATATTGAAATACCTGATTATGATTTTTTTTCACCTTTTGCTATGGAATATGCGAGAGATTTAGCAAATATTTATTATAAAGCTGGCTATGAAGAAGTTGAAGCAAAGTCAGGCGTTCACACTGGAACATATAAGGTATATGTAAATTTTATTCCAATAGCAGACATCACATATATGGAAAATAATCTATTTAAAAATATATACAAAAAAGCAATAAAGATAAATGCTATAAATTACTGCCCTCCTAATTTTTTACGAATGGCTATGTACCAAGAACTTTCACGCCCTATGGGAGATGTTTCAAGATGGGAGAAAGTTCTTAAACGTATTATATTATTAAATAATAAGTTTCCATTACGTGGTCTAGCTTGTAAAAGTCAAGACTTTCAAAGACGTTATGAGGGTAATGACAACAAGCAAGGCATGATTTATGAAATAACTAAAGACTGCTTTATAAATCAGGGTCTTGTGTTTTTTGGAGGTTTTGCTACTGCTTTATATAGTAAATATATGCCATATAAAGAACGAAAACAAGTTTCTAATATTCCAGATTTTGATGTTATAAGTGAAGATCCTCAGGCAAGTGCTATAATATTAAAAGAACAATTGCATTATGAAGGTTTTAAAAATGTTACAATTAATAAAAAACAACCAATAGGGGAATATGTAGATATTCATTATGAAATTATTGTAAATAAAGATGTAATAGCATTTATTTATAAATCAACTGCCTGTCATAGCTATAATATTATAGTTATTAATGGTCAAAAAATAAAAGTAGCAACAATAGATACAATTTTGAGTTTTTTTCTAATATTTATATACGCTAATAGACCATATTATGATGAAAATAGATTATTATGTATTGCTGAATATTTATTCAAAGTTCAACTGAATAATCGTCTACAACAAAAAGGGTTATTACAAAGATTTAGTGTTACTTGTTATGGTAATCAAAAAACTTTAGAAGATATGAGAGAAGAAAAATCTAAAATTTATTCGCAAGTTAAAGAAAACAAACTCTCTCGAGATTCAAAATTATATACCAGCACTTTCTTTAGATATATACCAAAAGAAGTATTTGATATTTCATTAAATAAATTAGAAAAATCTAAGACCAAGAAACATTCTAATACCAAGAAACATTCTAAGACCAAAAAACATTCTAAGACCAAGAAACATTCTAAGACCAAGAGACGTAAGAATAAATATAGAAGGTGAAAATAGTGTGCTATTTATTATTAAATTTTAAAAATGACTATTCAAGACTCTCAATTTCAATGTTTTAACTTTAGAAGTCTTATTGTTACTAGTCTTACTACTACTAGTCTTATTATTACTAGTATTAGTGCTCATGCTTTTTCTTTTGTTAAAACTAACTTTAACAACTTTAATAAACGGGTCTAATAGCTCATCATTATTTACTTCAGGATGACCTTGAAAACCATAAAAAGGAAATTTATTATGTTTTACTATTTCTATAAATTCTTTATTATTTTTATCTAAGCTAGTAGCTAATATTATATATTCTCCTATGTTATTTTTAGGATCTATTGCTAACAAATTATTATGCATAATTTTCTTGGTTTTATTTAACCTCATTTTCCTATATTTATTACTAAATAATGGAGTATTGTAATTTTTATATGATTTTACGATTATAAATGTTTTCTTTATATGGTTTTTGCTTATATTATAATTTCTCTCTATTAAAATCATATTTTCGTAACCATTACAAATTCCTAAAACGGGGAATGGTCTACTTAATGAATTTATATGTTTTGCTCTTTTCATTAAATATTTTTGCGCTTTGAAATAGGCTTTATAAAATTTATTATTATAAAAATTTCCTATTTGACCTCCTGGAAATATTAACCCATCTAAGCTATTAAGTAATTCATTTAATTTTGTTTTGGTAATAGTATATGGAATAATTTTGTAATTTATATTTTTATTTTTTAATAGCTGTATTAGTGTTTTATCTAAAATTATTTCTCTAGAACTCTTATTTTTATTATTTATATAAGGTGTAGCTAGTATACCTAGTAATGGTATATTTTCTTTCATACTATTATATTATTAATATACTTAATTTATTAATAATATATAAATAATAAACACCACTAATAGTGTTTAAAAATTAATTTAACCTAATACAGGAAATCCGACCAAGTTAGCACCTATACCAAAACCTGCACCACTTCGTGCACTTACTCCCATGCTAGGAATAAATGTGTCTAGTATAGAGAATGTTGCGGCGGCCATTAAAGCAATGATGGCTATTTCCTCCATTTTTAATGGCTTTTGCGGAATAACAAAAGCAACAATTGCAACCATTAAACCTTCTACTAAATATTTAATAGCTCTTTTTACTATTTCTCCCATATTGAAATTCATTTTTTGTTTATATTAATAAATAAGAAAAAAATATATTTTTTTACTTAATTATATATTTAATTTAAACTATAAATTACTAAATTCTAAATTACTAAATTACTAAATTACTAAATTACTAAATTACTAATTATTAAATTACTAAATAGCAAATACTAAATAGCAAATAGCAAATAATAACTTCTAAATTCTAAATAGTAAATAGCAAATAGCAAATACTAACTTCTAAATTCTAAATAGTAAATAGCAAATAGTAAATAGTAAATAGCAAATAGTAAATAGTAAATAGTAAATAGTAAATAGCAAATAGTAAAATATTACTAAATAATACTAAATAATACTAAATAGTAAAATATTACTAAATAATGCAAAATATATTAATAAAATAAATACTTAAAATTATATTACTATATAATTTATAAATGTCAACTAAAAAATCTTCTAAATCTAAATTGACAGACAAGTTGGAATCTAAAGAATATGTTGATTTATTAGACGAAGATAAACCTATGAGTGGACAAAAATATGTATGCCTAAGTTTTATATCACCTGAAGACCATATTAAAAATAAGAATTTATTTTATTTTGAGAAATTTTTGGCTAATTTTGAATTTAAAAAAACATTTGAAAAATATACACAATTCTTAAATTTTTTATCTTATAAATACAATTTGGATTTTAATAAACTCACTAAAGATATGGAAGAATTTGTTGAAGAGGAAAAAGACAAATTATTTTTGACAAGTATTGACGATGAATACAAATCATTTTTAGATAGCAAAGAAGAAGACTTACAAAAAGAATATAATAAACTACACACTTTTCAAACTAATACGCGAGGTATTAAAGTGCGTGGTGTATTTGGTTCACAAGAAGAAGCAGAATTACGGTGCAAATTTTTGAGAGATGCTGACCCTAATCACGATGTATATGTAGGAGGAGTTGGAATATGGATGCCTTTCCACCCTGAAGCGTATAAAACAGGTCGTGTTGAATATTTGGAGAAAGATTTAAATGAATTAATGGCGCAAAAAAAGAAAAACGACGAAATCTCTAAAGAACAATTTAAAGAACGCGTAAAAGAAAGCAAGAAAAAGGCTATTCAAGAAAACATTGCTAAAGCTCAAAAAGAAGGAAATAAGTTGATGCAAACTATTGACGAAGAAGGCAATCTTATAAATGCTGATAGAATGGATATTCCTGGAAAGAATTTACTTTTTGGTGACGGAGATGACGATGATTTGTCAACTGCAGATTTACGTAAAGAACTGTTCGAATCTGAAGACGTTATTGTTGGAAAACAAGAAAATAATGATCACGGTCTTTCGCAAATCTTGGAACGTCAAAAAGAACTAGCTGAGCAATTAGCTGCGCAATTAACTGAAAAAGAATGATAATAAAGAATGATAATAGCTACAATACATTGCTCTTAATTTAACATATTTTAATCTACTAAAATATGTTACATATTACATAAAAAATAAAAATAAAATGTAATCCTTATTCAGCTTCTATTGCTTCTAGTGCTTCTAGTGCTTCTAGTGCTTCTATTCGTTGTGTTATATTTTTTAATATAGCATTTTGTTCTTGTAAAGATTTGATTAATATTGCATCAAAACTGCTATAATTAACCGCCTTATACCTAAGCGTTCTACCTTCTTCAACATCTTTTGGACTTGGTTCTAATTCTGTTACCAAATTAGGAAAGTGGTCTTCTAATTCTTGTGCTAACACTCCAATATATTTAGTATTAGACGCTCCTTTCATAGTATAATCAACCACTCTAACTTTTAGTAAATCTTCTAATTTAGGACCACTAGTAATAATATTTTCTTTTAATCTACTATCACTTAACGCTCTATACGAATTATTTCTGTTTGTAATAGCACCATCCCCTCTAATTTGAACCTTTAAATGCCTTGATGATGTTACATCACTATAATATTCTTTCATAATTGCACTACTTAAATCTGAGCCAAACATTTTATAACTATAACCATTGCTTGAATATACATGATTTGTTGATATGTCCAATGAATTAACGCTCATATTAGTCATTACAATTAAATTACCACTTATTGTTGTCATTGGACTATTTAATGCTAACGTTTTATTTATTCCATATACACTATAATATGAATTGTTGCTTTGGATTAGTGTTGTGCCATCTCCATTTAAGGCATGCAATCCTGCTTTAGAAGTTGCCACTTTACCATTAATAGTATTACTTATTAATGTCCAATAATTATTAACATATTTATATACATTAACATAACCCCTATTTGAGCTAATATCATTTGTTCCAACAGAAATAATAGTTCCATCATTTGATATATTCACACTAGAACCAAACTCAATACCTCCCGATATTTCTCGAATTGTTTGACCTAATTGGGTCCATGTTGTTCCTCCTTTATACCCATATACATAGGCTCGTTCTACATTTACTTGTTGAGATCGAACTTTATAATACATATATATTGCAGGGTATTGAGAAGTAGGAGTAAGATCATTCCACTCTCCTGCAGAATTCCAAAAGTGCATAGCACTTTCTGATAAGTTCCAGTTATCGGGTTGACCGCCACCAAAATTTTGATAATTCCATT